CTTACAACGTTACCATCTTCATGGAAAGGCGAACCGCCGCCATCAAAAGTAAATCCATCAATCTTTAAACGATCAATATAAGTTCCTGATGAACCATTGTAAATTACTTTATCCGAATTGTAGCAATTAATCTGGTAAGCATTTACATTTTTGAATGATGCGTTACGATATGAAACATTAATACTCTTTCCTGCAATCGTTAAAGCTGAATTATTTAAATCCTGAACTATAACACCCGTTAAGTCGAAATCAACATTTACTAAATTTTCATGGTATGCGCCTTGCTTGTAAATACCTGGAATAACTTTGTACTTTTTATCAGATACATTTGAAAGGTTGGCATATTCGATGTAAGTAATTGTTTTAACGTCCGAAACAGGAGGCTTAACTTCGTCTTTAGCTTTTAAATAAGCGGCTTTACGAATAGCAACAGTATTACTTCCAATTAAAGTAATTACAACACCGTCCGAGTAAGTTATTACGTGAGTTGTTTTGCTTACCGTAGAACTTATTGGAGGTATTGTTTGAGCCATTAAACCTATCGGAATAAGCAAGGCTATAAATAATATTAGTTTTTTCATTAGAACTTAATAATTAAGTAATCAATTGTAATATTGTTTGTTCCTAAAATCGGAACGCTGGCAAAATTTACCGTAAAAGATGTAGAAGTAATGTTGCTTACCCATGACGGAACCGCAGCGTTTGCCGACCTCGCTTGTATGTAAATCTGATTTGGAGCAAACGAAAGTCCATGATTAACTACATAAGCTGTTTGCAGAACTGCTGCGCTAAAAGTTACATTACCTTTAATTGTGTTTGAATTTGGCATTTTAAGCCATCTTCCAGTTGTTACGCTCGCTACTTTGATAACGGAAAGCCCATCATCTGTAGCCGTGCTTAAATCATCCCACATATAGATTCCGCCGTTACCATCATTTATGGCATTCAAACCCTGCAATAATACCTGAGTATTTGAACTTCCGCTTTGTGACCTCAAATCTGATATTGTACCGAATGATTTAGATGCGACTGGCGTTAATTGAGCTTTAGCAAAAGCACTTACGAATAGCAATAAGATTAGTAATTTTTTCATGGTTATTTAATTGAAACTGAATAAGCTAAATTATTTGTTCCCGAAGCAGGGGCGACCGAATATACAACATTTACGTTTGTAGCATCCAAAGTTACATAAATCAAACCTGCCGCAGCCGCATTGTTAGGCGTAACAATTACGCTATTTGCAGATGTAACACCAGAAACTCCATGAGCAAAACTGATTGTTGTTGCTGCTCCCGTTCCGCTTCCTGTTGCCGTAAATTGTTTACCTACAAAAGCCGTGGTAGCAAATTTAGTTGTGTTATCCTTTGCTGTTGGAGTTGTTCCCGATTGCTGAGCAGTCCAAGTATTTGCATTTCCTAAATTTAACCCTACTGTTCGTGCTGTAGTCGTATTATACGATCCTGAAAATGTTAAGGTTCCATTTGTGGCTGTTAAATTCAATAGGGATGCAGGAGCCACAAAATCAGTTCCCGAAACCGCATTAATTACGTTTCTAGAAGCGTCTAATTTAAGTAGTGTAGAAGCTGTTAAAGGCGATAAGTTAAGTGAACTTTGAATAACCACATTGTTAGATGAATTAACCGAAAGCCCAGGATTAGGAGCGGCATTATTTCCATAAAATCTTATACCATTGCTTAATGTTAATGCCTGGAAGTACAAGGCATTATCATAAATACCATATTCTCCTGTTCCTGCTGTAGAAACAAAAGCATTAAAGTTGTCAGCATTAGACGAACTGAATTTTGATAAATAATTAACATCTAAAGCAGAACCAATCGCAATCCTGTTAGATGCCGATAAGCCTCCAACTGTAGCGTTTTGAGTTGATGTGTTTCCGGTTGTTAAAACCTGATCTAAAGTTTGACTACCGCCACCCCCTGTCGCATAGTTTGGAATATTTAATGTTGATCCTATTAATGTAGCAGCCCCTGATGTACCTGTCGTAGTTAAAATAATGTTATTTTGTTTTGCATTTAAAGCCGTTTGTGTTTGCGCTAAACTTCTGCTATTTGCTACTGTACGATAAATAGTCGTGTCAGGAGCAGAACCGCCAACGGTACTTAAAATACCGCTTCCATCTATTGAAAGTCCTGTGCCAACTCTAAAAGCTCCCAAAAGAGAAGCTGATGCAATAGGTAAAGCTGTTGGTTTTATAGTAGAAACGCCTGAAGCGAAAACCTCTAGCCTTGCTATAGGAGTATCATCAGCTGATGAAGTTGGAACCAATATCCCGTTAGGCTTAACATTTAATTTGTTTCCTGCTTTCGGTACGTACTGGGCGTATGCAGAATACGAAACAAAAAAAGAAAGGATTAATAATATTTTTTTCATGATTATTTAATTATGTATTGAAAATTAAACGTAACCCTATATGCTCCAGTAGTGCTTGTAAACAAAGCCCTCAGGTCTGCAACATCTAGTGATGGCGAACCAATGGCAAAACCATATTGAAATTGATCTCCGCTTACTATACCAGATAAATCAGCATCAGATATAAAGTCTGTAGCAGGCAAAGATGGCGGTAAAGAAACATGAAATCTTGTGTTTGTTGCGGATGTTGGTGTAATTGAAGCCGATCCGTAAACGGTTACTATATTTCCTTGTCTAGTATAAAAACATTGATTAGCTGATGAACTTGTCACGTTAGTAGTATTGCTTATTGTAGGAACGTATGTTCCGCTTGATGAAACAGGCAGGTCTTGAAGCCTTACAACGTCTGTTGGATTTGTTGGGGCTGATGACACTGTTGCCTTCCCTGTTATTTGCACTATATTAGCGTCTGTTAAGGTAATTTGATTTGTTTTCGTACCCGACACGACTTTACCAATTCCAAAAGAATAGCCCGTGTTATCTGTGTCATAATAAATACCATTAATTTGTGAAGGAGCCGAAACGTCGTTATCGATATAAAGAGGCCTCATAGAGCCAAACGTAGTCCTGCCGTACATAACTCTCATAGATTCAATATTCGTGTTTGCCGATGCAGGATTATTAGTTTGAAAACTTAGTCCTGTTCCAAAATTTGATGATAAACTATTTATCCCTCTTATTTTTGAAACACTAGAGCCATCAACGCCATACCTTATGATATCTTCAAATACTGGACTGCCAGTTGTTCCGCTGGAACTTCTTGTAAAAATGTTTCCTGCTGCTAAAACTTGATTTAAGTTTGTTCCAGTAGCCGAGCCCGAAATGTTACCGCTAACAATTGTTCCTGGTACATCGGTAACGGCAATATTTACATTTGCGCTTCCGTCAAATGATGCAGGTGTTGATGATATACCTGTTGTTCCTATTAATCTTGGGGTTGACAATTTTGTTGCATTTCCCGATACTAAACTAGATGCTGTTCCAGTAAGTCCTGTTCCTGCACCAGTGAAGGATAATCCTGTAATAATCCCGCTGGCATTTATTGTTGTTGCTCCTGATAAAGCACCGCTAACATTTGATGCACCATTAAAATTTTGCCCCCAAATCGATCTTGTTGAGCCTAATGTTGCTGCCGAACCTGTTGTATTTGCCCCTATTGTTTGTCCTGTAGCTATTGCTGCTGATGATAGATATGTGTTATTATCCAAAGAACCGTCAGCCTTTAAAAACTGTGCAGAAGTTCCCCCTGTCTTTTTAAAAGATTTACCTTCAACATCTCCTGCAAAGAAATTTTTAGCATTGATATCTTCCTGATATAGTCCATATAAATTTGTTATACTTCCTGCGTTAGAGGCTAAACCAGCAATCTTAATTCCATAAGCATTCCCGATTGTTACGTTAGGTGTTTCGTTTCTTATTTCCGCTAAAACCCCTATCGCATTATCAACTATTGCTCCTGTTTGCCCTCCTGTAGTTCCCCCAAAACCAGCTCGACCCCTTAAGCCAATTTGTGTGCCTAATCTGCCTGCAAATGTGTTCGCTTGCGAATACGCATCGCCAGTAATAGCTACCCTCAAACCAGTGTCGTATACGCCAGATGGAATATTCTGATCGGTTGTTTGTGACGATATTCCAAAAACATCATAATAACCATTTGATGTAGCCGCAGTTTTAGTCGTAACGATAACCCCGTCTAGATTGTTTCCGTTAGTGATTGTACCCTCAAAAGTACCCATAATACCAAGAGGATCACGTCCTACAGATATCTGTTTTACTCTTACTGTTGATGCATCGATTTCTAATCCTTCTTCTACCCCGTTTCTTTTAGATATAAGCTTATTGTTTCCAGTTGAACCTTGTACGTCCACTAAAACGTTTGCTGCTGTTGAAATTCCAAACCTACTGTTACCATTAACCGTTAATGCATCTGAGAAACTACTTACATCGATACCTATTCTTTTAGCAGTGAAAAACCCATCTAAATCTAGGTTTCCAGTTTTCGATTCATTTCCAGTAGTGTGCAGGAAATTCCCGCTAGTAGTAGTTCCTCCATCCGCGGTTAATAAATCGGATGATGTACCCGCAAGCGTGGCAAAACCAACAGCTTTCACATACCCATCCGTTTCTATTTTTTCAGAGGTTGTCGCGGAACCTACTATGATTCTTTGAAGCGTTTTAATACCTGTGGCAGTTTCGTTACCTGTTTTATGCAAAACATTAACATCTAAGGCATAAGGAGCTAAATCTGCTATTACGCCGCTTCCGTTCCTTTTAACAATCTGATTTGCTCCTGTGCCGCTATTTAATGTTAATACAGGAGTAGTACTGGAATTAGTCACACTTATATCTCCGTTGGCACTGGTAACGCTTGTAACATTGCCAGAAGAAACCATGCTTCCACCTGATATTACGACAACAAAATTCCTACTACCCGTTTCGGGTGCCACATCAAATTTATAAGTAACCCCATTATCATCTGAATACCAATTTGTAAATACTTGTCTGTCCCCTGTCGATGATAGTTCAATTAAGCTCAAATCTGTAGGGCTTACCCCGTATGTTGCCGAATATGTAGCCCAAGTAATTGGTATAACAGTTGCTCCCGATGCCAAAGTAACTGGAACCCTTAAAGCTGAACTTCCTGCGCCACCGCCTGTTGCATAATTAGGTATGTTTAAAGTATTCCCAATTAAGCTCGCTGTTCCGCTTGTTCCTAATGTTGTTAAAACTAATTGATTTTGTTTTGAGTTAAAAGTATTCCAATCAGAACCACTTAATGCACCATTAACGCCACTAGATGATAAACCTATAGAAAGGACTTGTCCAGCTAACGAAAGTCCATTTGCTGTTCCAATAGTTACAGCACTGTGTCTTGCTGCTGTATTTGCTGCGACATCAGTATTAGCACTTACATCCGTTTGAAAAGTTCCTAATGTTTTGTTCCCTTTTATATACTGAGCTGCGCTGCCTGATGTGATTATCGGTTCATATAAAACATCTGTAGATGGTTTTATAACGCTAAAAGCTGTTAATGTTTTAGCGTACGCAGGAACAGTTGGATCTAACTCCGTAAAGCTTGTTAAAAAACCCGATGGGTTTCCTGTTAATGGATAATACAGTCCATCATTTTGAGTTTTCGTTCTGTAATTTGCAGATACACCACTCCAAACAGGATCGGTTTCAGTCGTAATAAACGCAGGAACGCCCGTAATCTTTGAATAAGCCAAAGTGTTTATCCATGTTGGGTTATTGTAAGTTCCGACTAATAAAGGATAAAACGGGTCGTAATCTGATGATTGAGCAGTTACCGTTCCTGTTCTACCGAATACAGATGAAACCGCGCCACCTCCGCCGCCACTAAATTGCGAACGAGGAACCTTTTTAAAAACACCATTATCAATAGTAACTACACTGTCTGTAATTGATCCTAAAGCCAAAAAAGGGAACTGAACATTTGAGCCCCTTAAAACTATTTTACCTGTATTTGAATTGCCAATACGTATATCGGGATAATTCAATTGGTAGGTTTGAGCCGAAGCAAAGCCGCTTATTGCGAGTAAAAGTATGGTTATTAATCTTTTCATTATATGAATATTATTTTTATCGTATCAGTTGGCGAAACTCCAAATCCGCCCATTATCATACCGTTTTCATCGTAACCAATAGCCTGTAATCCAGCATATCCATTTATGTAAACTGTATAATTTGCGTTTGCTGGTATTCCCGTTTCTAAACTCAAATCTAAATTTCCAGAACCATCAACATCAGAACCTAATTTATTTATGATTTTTTTAGTTAAACCCCCAGCTAATCCGATTTGATACATTACCTCTCCCAAATCTGGAATATCTCTGGGGTCGGTAAAGTTGTTCGGCTGATTGTATTTAAATTTACCGTAATTAACAGATATATCTTCTGGATTTGCTCCGTCACCTAAAGGGTGGCAAATTTCCTCTACCTTTAATTCTCTTAGTATTTCGTCTCTGTTTGCCATTAGTTTATTTTTATAACGTAAACACAAACTCTAGCTAAAGGATTGTTTGCAAGCGGCGTACCATCTCCCAAATTAGCAGATTTACCTAAATTAGCGGCTCCTGAGCCTTTTCTTAACTCATAAGCGAACGCGCCATTATTACTTCCTGCTCTTGCTACTGAACTATTTGCATCTGGAAGATCGCCAGGACTTGTATTTACCGTTGGCGATAATGTGGCTATTCCCTCCGCTGGCAAATTAGTTTTAGCGATTAGTAAAGTTGCGCTACCTGTTGGCGTTCCTATTGTTATTGGGTCTGCCCCATCCCATCCAATAGGTAGACGTCCAGACATATCTTGTGTTCCGTTTGTTCCTGCTAAACACCAGTCAGCCCAATCAGTATTTGCTAACCCTAATCCAGTTGCTAAATTAAAAGATAAAGCTAAATCCCCTGCGTTTAACTCCTCGAAAAACATCTTAGCTCCTTTGCCTACTGGCGGTGCTGGCATTCCGCTACCAATGTTTATTGGCGGTTCATCTACTTGTTTCCATAAAGCATACATTAGATTATAATTTAACCCTGCGCCTGTAAGGTAAACGTCTTGCGTAGAAGTAAAAGGCCAGTCAACTTCTAAAACATTTTCAGGCTGGTTAATATTAGCATTAGCCATTATTTCATTGCCGCCTGGAGTTGTTCCGATATTTAAAATATAATTTGCGCCTGTTTTATAAATAAGCAAATGTTCTAAAAACGATAGATTTTTAAATACGCCCGAAATCGTTTGATTTCCAGAACCGCTTGAAAATGGAGTTACTTTTTGCACTGGCGTAAATGTTACGCCCGAATTTACGGGCTGTGTTACAAATTTACTAAAATTATTATCTTTTGGCTGAATATCTACTGTCGCGCCTAAAAGGTCGTAAAATTCGGGCTGTATTACCTCAAATTCTGCATCTGCAATGGGCTGATAAAATATTCCATCATAAGTTACTTGATCGCATTGCTGTATCTGATTAACCTTATCTAAAGCCCATCTAGCAACACCTCTTTGACCCCCAACAACAAATGTAAATTGACTATAAGCGACAGAAAATAATTGAGTTAAGTTCTGTTTTTGATCGTTGTAAACCTCTCTATCATTTTTTGGTCTGTAGTTTCTTATCTCAGATTCTATTCTAAATTCAAATTCAATGCCCGTATCAAAAACAGTAGAATAATTATTTTCTGAATTTTTGTACTTTAAAAGTATTGTTTTTGGTTGATCTACTTGAACGCAAATAGGCTCGGAAATAAAATCATCAAAGTATAGTTGGTATTTACCAACAGGACAAGCCGAAAATTGATACTGAAGCTCGTAAATCGTTAATGTAGGAAAATTACTAAGAACTAATGTTGATGCGGCCCAATTAATTGTATCTATTAATTTATTATTAATATCCCGAATTTCAACATCGGATGGCGCAACATCAGCAACAACTTGTAACTTAAGCGTATCACTTTGGGCCCATTTTTGTAAGTAACATTTAGGATCGGTATAATTAGGTGTTTGATACAGGTAAAAATTGCCATCAAAACCCGCGTTAATATCCGTAGTGTCAATGAATCTAACAGGGTTGAGTTTTGATATCTGTATCATTGTTTCAAATATAGTAAATTATAGCTTAAAAACTAAGGCGCAACGGTCGGCTGTTTATCAGTCAATAATAACTTAACTTCTCTTTCGGTATTTCTTGCTAAATCTACATCTAGCTCTAAAATATATCCTTGATAAACAAAACCATCCCATTCCCACTCTAAATAACCAAACGAATTGGCATCCATTTTACTCATAAAAAGTAAAGGTAATTTACATTGTAAAGTAGCAACAACAGGCTGAAAATATAAGCCATTTAATGAGGCTACAGGTATTGATTGAGATTGTTTAAGCTGAAAGTTTGGAGCAATGCCCTGTCCGCTTCTTACAAACTCTAAATCTTTATTCTTTTCCGCCGAAGCAAATTCGATATATCTGCTTTTATACCAAAAAAGCATAGATGATAAATAGCTATCGTGCCTTAATAGGTTTTCCTTTGGCGTTAATCTTAGGTTATAAGCGGCTAAATTCGCGGCTGCGCTTGACATTCCAGAAACACTTATATAGTCCGATGAACTCCCTTTAATCGGATTCCAGTTTGTTCCATCAAATTCACAATCAAACATAAACACATCGTTATCGCTTGACGTGTCGTTTGTTTTTTTAATAAAGTCAACACGTAATTTTTCTATTCCGTATTGATCGGCTCTGTATGGAGAAACCCAATTTTCTTTCCTTTGAACTCTAACAATAGGCAAATCCCATTCCTGTTTCGAATTGTATTCGTATTGACCATCTGTATCGTCGGTGTTTCCGTCATTATAACCAACGGAAACCGCATTAAATAAAGCTTCATTCCATACACTAAACTCACACGCCTTAACGCCTGTCAAAGTTTCAATTTTATATGGTCTAAAGAAAAAAGGTCTTTGTTCTAATCTTAAAATGCCTGTATCAAATCCCATTCCTACCGATTCTAAAGCGTTGCACGTTTTAAAGAAGTCGGCTAAAGTAGTTTGTATTGCCGCATCTGCAAGCTCACGAATAGCATTTCCGCAAGTAATAATTAATCCGTTCCATTGATTACGCAATAAGTAACTATCAACTGCTTGTTGTGGAACTATTCGCCTTGCAATTCTTTTAAATAAATCTTCAATTCTAACGCCTTTACAGTTTGATGGATCAGAAACCTGAGTATAAGAAAGGGCTAATTGACCATCGCTTGAAAATCTGGCCCAATTCGGGCTACTTCCGCCGCTTCCATTTGATTTGCTTACGTAAAGAAATAAACGATCATCAGTAGCTAAAGCGATATTTGCATCTATTGTATAGTTAAATGGCTTGGTTAAATCAGAAGTAGTTAATAAAACATTTCCGAATGTATATACAATTGCTCCCGATTGATTTCTTAATGAGAAAAAGAAATTCGTGCTTGTTGCTAATGGTTGCCTAAAAACATTACCTAAAATGGTTCCTTTAATGTTTACGCTTAATCCTCGATTAGCTTTTGCAAACCAATTTATTGACGTTCCAAAGTTTGGATCTTCCTCGTTGCCCGTATTTTGCATCGTTACATATCCAGAATTAGTGTCATTATTCACTAAATCCATTGCGGCTATATAATCATTCGTTAAATTATCAGTTTGAGCAGGAGTTATAAAATCAGCTTTCTCATTAAACACAACTCCTGGAATACGAATATTTACAACATCCAATCCAGTTAAAGGATATTCATATTTAGTATCTTCCTTTGCCCTTAAAGTAGCTGAAACACCAGATTCCAAAAGCATAACATTTGCCCGAATTCCAGTATCTTTATATTGACTAAAATCTAAATCAGATGAAAAACGAGGTCTATAAATAAATGTTGAATGTTCTAATTGTTCGCATTCGAAAAATACCTCCGCTTCGTAACCGTCATTTATAAACGCTTGTTTAACGATATTATAACCATCTAAAACGAAGCTAATCGGCAAGCTTAAAGTTCGCATTATTCCAGCCGTTTCTATATCCCTCGCAAACTTTCCTATCGTGTCTTTATCCCAATCCTCTGGAGCGGCATAAAATTGCGTTCTTACATTTTTATATGTTAAGAAATATCTAAACTCATTTTCTGGTAACAAATTAGCCATGCTCAAATATAATTAAAATCTACGGCCAAATTGTTTGCCTATGTGTTCTGATATTTTGCCAACTGTTGAGCGATTCCGAATTAATCCTTTTTCGGTTAAAATAGTGCTGTTTATTGATTGAGATTTAAACGCTTTAACCATTGTATCAGTGCTTTTTCTTTGTTCTTTAACCAATAAATATAAATCAATTGCCGAACCACCCGAGGTACTGTTTAAATTTGGTTTAGCTAACATCCGTTTGAAATCTGGCCCCGAAATAATCTCCGTTCCCGAACCAACATTTGTTAATGTTGGCGTGCTTGGCGTTACCCACATCGAACCATTTGGCTCAATAACAAGCTCGCTCATGCCTCCATCGCCAACCCATGCAGAACCAGAGTAGTTATCGCCTTTGCCCTTACCGCCTTTGTAAGCAGGGATAGGTTGAGCTAATACCGTAGCTATTTGCAATGCGGCAGTAGCGGCTAAAATTGCATTTAAAGGCAAGCCTAAAAACCCTAATACACTTATGTTTTTAGAATAACCAACAGCATAATTGATAATTATAGAAGCAATTGCAGCGGCTTTATCCGCTTTTGCCTGTCTAATTTTTGTTTGCCTTACTCGTTCATCAATTTCAGCCTGTTTAGCCTCCTGTCTGGCGTTAATTAAATTTATCTGATTTGCTTTATCTTCTTCGCTTGCTACGCTTTCGTTAACATTTTCAATTTGGCGTTTAGTGTTTTTGTCTAAGGCTTTGCTTTCAGAATCTAAATCTTGTAATCTACTTTCAAAAGTTGAACTTGATAATCCTTTTAAGAAATCAAAAGCCTCTTTGGAGAAATCAATAATTGAATCCCTAACTTGCTTTTGTTTTTCAATCTCCCTATCTAAATCGCTAATTTTTGCATCAGTACCTAATTTGGATAACCTGATCTTTAAAGCCGTTAAATCTCTTTGATCTTTAGCTAATTTCTTATCATTTGAACTATCGAACTTTGCAAACTCTTTTTCGTTGTCAATTACTTGCTGTAATGCATCTATTTGAGTTTCTAAACTTTCCTTTGCTGCATCATTTGAAATACGTAAACTTTCGGCTTCGAATTGCTTTTGATTTATTAAACGATTGGCATAACTTTCGGTTAATTTTTGTTGAACTTCAGAGCGCCTGTTTTCAATATTCTCTAAAACCTCGTTTGTACTTTCAAGTATTTTAGCGTTTTTATTGTTTTCTACATCAAGTTCACGTTGAGAATAAGACTTAATTAAGTCTAATAAATCCTTTCCAGCACGTTCGTTTATTTTGTACTTTCTTTCGGCTGCATCGCTTTCGACTTTTTCATCTTCGGTGTTTTGCTCCGCTCTTGCTTGACCTACGTTTTTTCCTTGTTTAATCTTCTTGGCTGCATCCAATTCATTTAAACGTTCACTAAGATTAACAAAGTTATTTAATGCGGCTAATCGAGTATCTAAAGATTTTTGTTCGTCTTTTGCGATAGTATCCTGAGCATTTCGTTCGGCTTCAATTTCGGCACGCAAAGTATCGATGTATGAAGTGTCAATTTTTACTTTTTTATCTTTAGGCTCTTTGAAGTCATTAGTTATAGAATCTATTAGATTGCTTTGTCCAGCATACTTAATTAAAAAATTAGCTTGCCCTTCCAATATTTTATCCTGTTCGTCCTGTATTTTTATGGCCGCCCCTGCTCTTTGTTGAGCAGGCTTAATAATATTATCGTTAATTAATTTATTAGTTGTTGCTACAGAGTTGCCAAATGCCTTTCTTTGTGCGTCAGTTCTTCCAGATTGAACTTGCGCTTGTCTATTTAATTGGTCAGCTGTTTGGGCTGCAATCTCATTTTGCTTTGCATTATTTATCTTTTCTTTTTGAAAAGCGATATCGGAACGTTTAGATTCTATTTCTGCTAATTTATCCCTTACGGCCCTAGCTCTTGCATTTAAAAGAATTTCCTTAGTTAAATTTTTATAAGTTTCAGCCTCATTTCCGTTTAGAATAGATTGAGTAGTTGAGTTTTTAAATGAATCTGGATATTCTCTTTTTAATTCTTGCGCTGCTTTTACCCTTTCTCGCATCGAAAGCGTTACATCGGTAGCGGCCGCATAAAGTATTTTTAAACTCGTAACATCTTTTGCATAATTCTGAGATGTAGCCGCATTTACTTCGTTGTAAGCTCTTAGATTTTCTTTTAACTGTGATATCTTTGTTTTGAATATTTCTAATTGAGCTACGTAATTAATAATCGGTTCAACTGCAAACCCTAGTAGGCCAGCCAATCCAACGCCAGGTAAAATGTTAGCAACAAAGCGTAATGCTGAAAATGCTTTTCCTGCTCCTGCGGTTACTTTATCAAATGCACTGCCATAATTACCGACATTTCGTTGCGCTCTACCCGTTGACTTTTCAAGCGTTAAAACTTGTTCGTTTAGGCTCGGTATTAATTTAGAAAGTCTTTGACCAAACCTCGATTCTCTTTCTGAGACATTTAAGCCATCGAAAACTGATTTTAAACGAATTAAAGCCGCTCGCCTCTGGTCTAAACTACCTTTTGCCGCATTAAGTTCTTTTGCTTGGTTTTTTAAAGCTAAAGCATTCGCCTGTAAATTTAGCTTTTCCTGAGCAGCCATTAAAGCAAGCTGTTTTCTGGATAAAGTATTATCGTTATTTGCTTTGGTATTTTGTTTTACCGCACCTGTTTCAGCGGTAATAGCATTTATTGTGTTTGCTTTTGCTATATTCTGAGGGCTGACGGTTGGTCCTGTTGTGGCAATTACTCCGTTTGGGCTTGAATTAGCTAAATCTTGTTGAGTAGATGCAGAAACTATTTTAGCTCGTTTTTCTAAAGCCGCTGTTCTTGCGTTTGCTGCTTCGGTTAACTTTTGCTCATTTGCCAATTCCTTTGCCGCTCTTGCATCCGCTTTGGTTTGTTCTGCAGCACGAAAAGCCGCAAGTTTTTCTTCTTGCAGTTGACGGGCAGCGGTTAATTTTGCTAGTTGTTCCTGAGCTTTTGCGGATGCAGCCGAATTTTTGTTGTAATCGGCAAATCCTTTTGATTGAGAAAGAACATCATTTAGCTGTTTGGCGGCTAAAATATTATCTTGAAGTGCTTTGTTGTTTTTTTCTAAATCGCCTGTAAGCTGAATAACCTGCTTATTTGCCGATACATCAACTATGTCACGTATTAACTGTTCGTTCATTCTGCTCAATCTTTAGGTTAAACCTACTTAAGTAACCGATGTATTGCATGACCGTTGTTTCCTTTGGGTTGATTGCAAAACCTATCGATTCCGAAATATTAGCTAAATGTACGAAATAATCTTTTTCTGTGGCTTTCTCTGATTCGTTTTTATTAACGTCAGATAGTTGGCTTTTTAATTGATCTCTTTGGATGATTAATGAACGGGCAGATTTAACGGTTCTGTTTAAGTCTGAATAAAGCGTTTCATTTGTGAATTGATAGCGAAATCCAAATGTTTTAAGCACGTTAATTGTCGGCTGGTAATCTTTAACGTCCGAAACATTTGAAAGCAATGTAATGCAATTCTGAATGATTTCAAGCTTATTTGAAATTACGCTTATATCCATTAGCAATTGAAGCATGCCTTTGCTTTTACTATCTCCAGATTCTTCGATGTATTCTAAAAAAATATCATCCCATATCTTTTGCAAATCAGCAGCTTTATACCAAGCTTTATTTGGCCTGTTGTACAGCATTTCTTTTTTGTCGTGAATAAGAATCTGAATAAAGTTGTGTAAAGGTAAATCAGAGCATGATTTGTATGTTGAACGAGGTTTACGCATTAGACAATTGTTTAACTCTGTTTTCTAAGAAAAATATTGATGTTCTTAAAAGCTTTGCGTGCCTTGAATTGACTTTACTTTCATCTAAGCAGATATGATAAAGTAGCTTTCTTGAACTTCTTAGCTTTTCCTTAACTTGATCGATTGAAAGTTTGTTAAACTGATAATCACGATACTTCATAAAAGCAAATAAGCTCATTGCTATTAAAAATATGATTGCCGATAAAATGACTATTAATTTTTCCATTACGTAAATCTTAATCCAGTTTGCCTTGTTATGTATTCCCTAATTAAAGGCATGACGGTTGTGTCTAAATAAACTTTTCTATTATCTTTTGTTAAGCCAAATATTTCTTTGCCGTAGTCGCGCTCTAGTCTATCTGATTTAAAGTCTGTTGAGCCGAATATAATTGATTTGCCTGCTTTAACCTGGGCGTAAAAACCTCTTTGAAATGCGCCTGTAACGTACAAATCGGGATTAAATAACCCTGGCAAAGGATTGATTCTATTCTTATCCAAAGCGTATGCAGGCGACTGATAAGGTTTTAATCTTTCGTTTTCCGAATCAACACCTTTTTGGTATAATTGCGATCTGTTTAACTTTACCATTTCATCCGAGGAGCTTTGAATAATGATCGGCACTTCCCTTTCGAGATTTACAGATTTCCATTTAGCAAGCATTTCGGGAATTGTCATGAAGTAAAGTTAACTATTCTAATGCATATCTAATGCTTCCTCCTAATGGATAAATAGATAACGCTTTTTTAAATCTTCTCATAGCCTTGAAAACTACTAATCTTGTTTTAAGAGCATCGTTAATTATTCCATTTGGATCATCTGAAATTTTAAACTTAACTCTTAGGTTTTTGTAATCACACACAATAGTATGTTTCATGTTTAAAAAATCCTCGTTTTCCCATCCGATCTGCATGGTTATTTTTTCTGAATCTATATCCATCCCTTTACTTTTTCTATTGATTTAATAATTTGTGAATTATTGTAGTTAAAATAATAAATACCTTTTTCAACTTCAAAATACCAAACTTTTGAATTTCTGTTTAACTCATTGATGCAAACTTGCCTTTTTGATCGAAAACTAACTTTATCTTCTATTCGCTCGGGCTTATTAAAAGTAACTTTAATCATTATCTGGCTTATTAAAATGTATCGGGTTAATATCGTTTTTATGACTAACATCGCCACTCATAATCATTGAAACCATAATGGCAATCATAGCAACGAACGCTATAACCCCAATTAATGCAAAAAAGTAAATTACGTAAATCATATATTTGTTATTTATCAATCTTGTTTATCAAATCTTTAACGCTCTTAATAAAAGCTTCTCCAATTTCTGGCTTGTAAACCTTACCTCTGACATCTATTTCAAAACCACAACATTCCATGGCAGACAAGCACTGTTTTAGCTTACTTAAAAGTTCTTTTTCCATACACCAAAAATAAGAAAGCCTATCCGAATTAACGAATAGGCTAAGTAATGTTGTTGTTACAATTCTATTTTTTTGAATCTTCCCAAACTTTCACTAAGTCAATACCTTTTAAATGAGGTAATTCTTTGTGAACTTTTAGAAAATCCTCTTTGCTCATTGTGGCAATGTGAACCTTGTTCCATTTGATGCCGTCTTTGGCCTTTCCCATTACGCCACAACGATTGGAGGTGCAATTTCGTAACCATCAACATCTGCCGCAACTAAAGCCGATACGCCTGCGCCTTTTACCGTGTAAGGCTGGCCAGATGTATAGTTTGGCGAAGTTGTATCTAAAGTGAATGTAAATCCTTTAGAACCTGGAGCAACAGCAACAGAAGTAATCGGAACAACCAATCCGTTTTTATTCAAAACTTCATAAATTGTTGCATCCGCTAAATCTGCAGAATATTGATCGTAAAGATTAACGCCCGCGCATCCCGCTTTAGCTTGTAAAACGAATACACCTGCCGTACGAGTACCAACTAATGAAAGATTGATATTCATTAAGCCTGTAATGCTTAGCATATCAGCTAGGTTGCTTTCCACAAAAGCTATTCCCTCGTTAATATATGCTGCATCAAATACAACATTAAACGAATAGTTAGTGACCGTTGAATCTGTAGCAAAACGGAATGCTCTTGCATTAAAGTTATCCAAAGGAATACCTTTTAATTCATCCGCTACACCTGTTCTTGTGCCAACTACTAATCCGGCTCCATCAACAATGATTAAGGCATAATTGCCGTTGTTGAACTTTCTTAATGCGTTAGAAACACAATTACCGCCTTTAACGTAGCGAGCTGTTAAGTTATATTTGCCATCCCTAACAAAGAAAGCTGTTCCGCCAATTGTTTCAGAAACTGGCTCCTCTGTATTATCAGTAACCGCTTCAATTGGAGGTAATGGATAAATTCGATCACTTGGGCTATCTTCTTGCGCCGCTAATTGCATGAATTGCAAAAAGTCTGCCTGACTTCCTAAAGCAGAAGATGGTACCACAAACGACAAAGGAACAAGAAAGCCATACCTCCAGTTCCTAACAATTACTGCGCAATCAGGGATGCCAGTGTTTCCCCCGCTTGTTGCGCAACTTGTTTGATTTAAAATACTCATAGTTTCTTTAATTTATACCGCTGGTTTAGGGCAGTAGTTAGAATTAATTTTTAATCTCATATTATTAATCTCAATCGCATCAACCCAATCGTTGAATATGTTCCCCTCTTTTCCGTACATCCCTTGCTTACCCCAATAATAACGGTTAGTTATTTTATGTGGAATAATCTCAGAACTTTGTAAGTTAAAAAGATCACCTCTATATCCAATCTGGTTTAACAACTCAATGTAAATAGGCGTTAAGATCGGAATAAAGTTAAACTGATCTCTTTCATTAGCTGTTTGGTTTGGATCTTTACAAGCTCTAATAATCGCCATGTTAATTTCCTGTTCGCCATACAGCCCTACTTCGCCTCTTGTTACTGTACTATCCAAAAAGAACGCAACCAAAGGGTATTTATCAAATCTTTTAGTTTCGCCTTTCGTAAACTCTCCTAATGTATTTATTATCTCTAAAGGGTGGCCAAACTGATAATGAACGCCTGTAATTACATCATCTTTAAGTTTTAGTTGTGGGGTTAGCTTATCGCTTACCGCTTGAACTATCGCTGTAAATTCTCTATGCAAAAATACTGGCTGTATCATTAAAAATTAAGCGTGTTTTTAAAGTAAAAAATTTCATTAACAGGGCATCCGTAATGCCAATAATCGTAATTTCTCCACCATGTTCTAACAAATTCTGGATATACTTCGGTATCTAAGTCGAATAATCTGGTCATAGAAGCCATTTCATTCCATGCCTTAACTTGTTTATCCCATGATTGAGCTGCTACACTATTTTCATTGTTTGGTTTTACTTCGCCTGTTCCAGCGGTTAAAGTGGTGTTATTTTGAGTATACCAATAATACACATAGCAAACCAACATTTCCTTTAATCCAAATTCATCACGCAAAGCAATCCATTTAGGCAAAATAGTTTCTGGCTCAACTACCGCTAAGCCAGAAACAAATTCTTGATAAAGGACACTACCCAATAAGATATCCAAAAACTTTGGCTCATATTTATCTATGAACGTTTGCAAGTTTTCGCGAGTTCCGATGTTTTCGGTTCCTGCAACATTTTGCTCGCCTTTAAAATCTGTATAGGTTATGATGCTCATTTTCGATTAATTATTGAACAAGTTCTTTTTCGAATTTCTCCAATTCAGCTTTAATTTCTTTGGCTTTTTTATCTCTATCCACCTTTTTTTCGGTAAACTTCAATCCTTTAGCTTTAAATAATTCAGCTGTTGCAGGATGAATCTCATCCTTATCGCCTTTTTTGTAATATTTACTATCTTCAGTAAAAGTTACCTCTACTAAATCAGTAATTTCTTTGCCTTTATATTCGGCTTGCGATTTTTGGAGCGATTCAGTTGTCATCACTCCTTTTTTTACTTCTTTTTCTTCTGCCATCTTTTTATAGATTATGGTGTAACGTCAAGCTCAATAGCAGTCTTAATTGAGGCTAAAGAGCCTTTTAAGAATGCGCTAACCTCATTTGTAAAATTCCAGATATGGAAACGGCTTTCGCCAATCACAGTGTACATATTTGCCTCAAAATCAGAAACAATATTTGCAGCCGTTGAACTTCCTATAATACCTTGACCAATACGAACAGTAAAGCCTTTGTAGTTGTCTAAGTGCAATTTTCTCCAATCTCCAACGATAATATTGCCAGTCGTTAATGATGTTCCATCTGAAACTTCAATAATTCTAACACCTTCAATACGAGATCCATCGGGCAAAACAAAAGGAGGGATAACATAATTATCGTTTTTATCTTTTGTAGCTCCCATTTCGTAAATATCAGCCGAAGCCATTAATACGCCATTAGGAATAAAACGGCCTTTTGAAGCAATTTTAACAGCAAAAATTGCAGCTCTTACTGCATCCCAATTAGATGGGCTTACTGTTGTTCCTGCTAATGATCCAGCCACAAAAGAAGGGGCAATTGTATTTACTGCCGCCAATACATTCGCTTGTAGAGCGATAGAATGCTGATACATCAATTCGCTGCGAATCATTGACATCAACCATGGCAAATCATCTAAAGCCTCTTCAGAAATTTTGATACGACCAGCAATCTTTTTAGCTGTAGAATATTTAGTTACAAAGCTGAAAGATAATAAAGGCTTTAATGCCCCCTCAGCCGTAATTTCCATTGTTCCTTCAGTAGCAACTTTATCAACAATAGCTAAAGTAGCCTTATTTGTATTACCACGAGAAACTAAAGATAAAATATACTCAATAGCTCTTACGTCTTCAGCTGGCCCAGCGAAATCACGTTGATAAACATATGATACTGGAGTTGTTACTGATTGAGCATTTGCAAATGCTGTAGTAAGCATATTTACAGCCGCCTTATCAACGTTAACCTCCATACTGAAAGGATTACCAGAAGATGAGTTTTTCTCTGCTAATTCCTTTAATTTAGGCATTACTAATTTTAATCCTTTTTCGATTGTTTCGAATAGGTCTGTGTTTTTTTCTGCCGTTTCAGAGTTTTCTTGAAGCTGGTTTAATTTTTCAACAACTTCATCAAATTCTGCTTTAGAAATACCTGATTCATTTTTCTCTAAACCATCAATTACAGTTTTAATAGCTTTTTGAATTTCGCCATCCTCTGCATTTGCAGATTCTTTAATTGCTTTTTGAATTGCCTTATCTTGAAGGTCTTTTTCGTAAGTGCGTTTTTCCTCGGCGTATGTGTTGCGCTCTTCGGCAGACATCTTACTTAATTCTTCATCATTTTTGTATTTAAACATGATTTTTAAATTAAATTAATAAATGTATTTATTTTCTCTTGAGTGCCTGCTGGCGATTCGGTTTTATCTTCTTCTGAAAGTGAATTATCGAATTTCAGATTATTGTCTAATGTTGGTGTGACCCAGTTACTTCCAAATAACACGGCAGAACCTTCAATTAATTTAGCTTCTAATACAGCCCAGAAATAACCGTCTGCGTCTGCCGATTCTTTGTTAGCGATCATTGGATAATACTTATCCCAATTTTCCTTTTCTTCTTTGGCCCATTTTTCTTCACTATTGATGCAAACAACAAAGTCAACATATCCCATGCCTACCGAATGATTATTAACCCATCCGTTTTTATATTGCTCAAACATCAAGGGATTGCGAGAAGCAGTAACTACTGAATCAAAAATCAAAGCTTGCGTTTCCCCTTTTAATTCAGAACCCAAATCTTCGAGCATCAAATTTTTAGTATACGCTTTAGCTGTTGAGCTAATTACTTTATCAAAATCCCTTCTATGCTCTTGAAGATGTAATTTAATATTTGAATGCTGTAAAGTTCTTTTCCAAATGCCGTCAATATGAACATCGCCATGAGAATCTAAAACGTTTGTCGTGTTCATTACAACGCGAACTCTTATTTCGGTTGGATTACCTTCAACTTGCTCATTTGCTTTTGAAACAATTCCTTTGATAGTTTCATTGTCGGATAATAAACAAGAAAAACCCTCGGTAAATTTAACCGTTGATTTTTTTAATGCTTTAATGCCTAATTTGTTTTCGACAATCGCCTTAAACATTTCTTGCTGACTGTTAAAGCTTTTGTTTAATTCCTTGCAAAATATCATTTGTATATCGGTTTATTGTTGTATTTAAGCTTTTCGTCGATGCTTTCTTTTAGCTTTTTATTCTTGGTTTTGCTCTTGATTTCCTCCAGTTTGCGCACTTTGTCCGCTTCTTTCTGCTCTGTCATAATCCAATTTACTAAATTTCGTGTCTAATATACGGTTTATTTCATCTATCTCAACCCCAGCCTTCATTAGGTTAAGTAAGCTTTGAGTGTTTTTATAGTTTACATCGGCTCTATCTTTAGCAAAAACTTGCATAAATGATAAATGCGACCAATCAAAGATAATGTTTTTATCGTAGTTGAAAAATGATTCTAAGGATGATGATAATTGTTCGGCATCTGGAGTTAAACAATAATCAACAAAAGCTCCGCGGCCTTTCTCTTGATTTTCGAAAGTGCTTGAATTTAGAGCTTCTAAAACATCTTTTGGAATATCATAAAGCGAACCTATAACAAAATAATCATTTAAGTAACTATCATCTAGTTCGCCAACAATAGAGGCGTTTTCTACAAATCTTTTTATATCAACAAGGCTTTTCATTGCATGAACGTTTTTACGTCCATTCATTTTTTGCTCAACATCTGTTTTTTCTGTCTCTCCCATTGGGATTTTAGAAACATCATTTGTATCGGTTTTACCAGCGACAATGAATTTACCTGCGTAACGAACATTTATGTTTTTAGAATCTAAAGCGGCTTCTGAGTTTGAAACTACTTTATAAAGCGCATCTATACGGCTCGGTCCTTTAAACCAATTACCTACACCATTTGTTAAATCTGGAATATGGGCTATATCGCCCCATCGAAATTGAGTTTTGCTCCCGTCCTTGTAGGTGTATTGAATATTGAAATTGTTTATTTTAGTCTCATTTGCAGCAGAAAGTATGATCTTATCCCTCATATCTTGCATTTCAACAGGCATAGTTATTTTGCTTGAATCAAGCCAATACATTTTAAGATTAGAATTTCCAGCTATATGACTATTTGCATATCCATAAGCATTGCCGATCATCTTCCAAAACTTATAATCCCATAGCCATTGATTTCGTTGTTGCATTGGATTTGGCTTTTTCAACCAATTAACAAACGGGTCGTTTTTTTGCTCAACATCATCTTTATAAGCAAAAGGCTTTGCCATCGAAAACATATTGCAAGAAATTTGGAAAACCTTTAATGCGGCTGGATTACTAAATACTACTTCTAACTTTCGGATATCATCTGAAAATTCAGTATAATCTGTTACAGGGTCAACGAATTGACTTGAATAACGCTCAAAGTAAATAGGATTGACAAATCTGTCATAGCCTAACCAGTTCGCAATGCCTTTCTGTATAAAGTTCAAAGTATATTGATTTTCTGCTAAAATACAAATTAAATAACAATATCAAATGTTTTTTATTATTCCCTCATTGAACATCCATTGAACTCCATACGCTATACTATCCATTGCGTGGTTATCCTGGTCAACTGGTTTTTCTAATTGAACGCCTTTAGAATCTTTATCATAGCAGTATTCTTCTTGCTCAAATTCGATGTTTGGAGAATCATCTGTATAAAATATATTCAAACTGCTCAAAACACTAACCCTTACTTCTAAATCCATTTTACGACCTACTGATTGAGCGTACTCCCACCCAGAATTACGTAATGAAAGTATTTTGTTTGGCCTGTTGCTATCGCAAATGATATGCGCATCGTAAGGTATGCCGAGCTTTCCGAATTGATTTGCAACTAAACCATCGTGGCCATCTACATCGCCTCTACGTATAGCTTGTAATTGTTCTGGCATCATACTTCGCTCTATTTCGTTTTCGCTTGCGTAATGTTTTTGCCTTACAAATAAATCTCCGTCATGATATTTAATTCCAGTAATTGCCCACGGATCAACCTTTCCCCAATCATTACCAAACACCTCCATAGAATCCATTGCAATGTATTTCTCCAAAGCAATTTTACCCCAGTTATAAATCCTGCCCTCAACTTGTCCGACTTCTCCAAGCCCATAAACACGCCACATATTAGCCCAATAATTATTTATTATGACTAACTCGCCTTTTTCATTTACAGCAAAATCTCCTGTTTCTGTATCAAATAAATAGCCACGTTGCTTATATCTTAATATCTCGCTACGCTCTTGCCAGCTTAAAAACTCGTTATCCAGGAATGTTAGTTTAATGAAATCGCAATCATCACGAGTTAATACTTCTGTATGGAACCAAAACTTTTTGTTAGGATTAAAGTCGATGATTACTCGTTTTGCTCTTGATGTTAATTCTCTGTAAGTATCAAATTTTACTTTGTTCCCCTCGTTAATAAACATTATATCAGATCGCAAACCCTTACCTATATCAACTTTATCAAGTCCTATAAACTTAATAAAGCTGCCATTAGGAAATCTGTATAAAGTTCCGTCAACCCATCTTAAGCGTTCAAATATTCCGAACGAAACCATGATGTTAACGAAATCTTTAATTACGGTAATGCGCATCTTAGAAAGCTCTTCTGATGCAACGAAAATTTCTTTATTTGGATTTGAACTGGCGTGATTGACTAATAGCTGAAGTATTCCGTATGTTTTACCTGCTCCCTGTCCTCCTTGAATGCCCCAAATTCGTTTTTTAAGGCCCGCTATTTTACGTAGTGCTGTCGTCGCTTGCATTATCGGCTAATGGATCTATCTGCATTAACTGAATGTTTGTTTTCTTTTGGTCGTTGTCTTTGATGTAGACGCCGATAATTTTACCTAATTCGGAAGTAGCTTTGTTTGCGCCAGCGGAATCAAATTTATACTCTCCAGTAGGTTCGCCCATAACCATTACAGGCTCAACGGTCATGCATCTATCTGCTATTGCCTTAAACCTTTCTTGAACCCATTTAGCATCAACAACAGCATCTTCACTAAGTTTTATCCTTTGTTGTTCGATGTATGTTTCAATTTCCTCAATACAAAGTAATTGGCTTGCTTTTACTCTAGCTGTTTTTACGCTATAACCAGCCTCAATAGCTGCTTTCGTGCCGCTGTTTAACCTTAAATAAGCATCTGCAAATTTTTGATGTTGTAATTTCATGGATTGTTAACTTTTGTTAACTAATAGTTAATCAAATATACGAATTAAAACTACTTTTCTAAACTTTCAATATTAAACCTGATAAACTCTTTGCCTTTTTCGACTTTAATCTTCTTAACATTCATTTCGTAAATCCGACTATCATTGAATCCGTATTTCTTTTGAAGTATATCCAGAAATGGTTTAATCGAGTTATCAATATCATTTCCAGAGTTACTCAATCCAAATTCAAAACTGATTTTAAGCTCGCCTAATGGAATAATTAATTTTGGCAATAGAAATAAGCATGAGCGTTCAAATGATTTGTATGTTGGTGTTTTAAAACGCTTTCCTTGGAAGGCCTCGTTAACAGACATCGGTTTGATTTGTATCTCAGCCATTCGTTCCCTTTTCTGTTTTATGTTCTATTTGCATAGTTAAATTAATGGATAGCGTTCTCGTAAATCTTTAGCTAATTGTGGTATAGTTGATTCAATTGCACCAGCGTAGGCGTGAACTCCGATTCTACAGGCTTTAATGTGATTAATATCCAACCCTTTCATATCAAGTCGAAGAACAAAATATTCAGCATCTTCCTCAACTTCTACTTCTACAATTTCATTAATATGATGCATTCTAACTTTTCCTTTATGATTAATTCTTCGTTCTTTTTTTACTAATTTACGAATTACATATCTCTGGTGTAATCCATTTGGATTTTCAATTTGCGTTTTCATAATCTTATTTTAAATTGTTTACAAGTTCTTTTAGGTACCCAAAATGTATAATCATTGCAATTGCATAGATATTCCCATTCCTGCTCATCTTCAATAGATAGAACTGTTCCTTTTTTAATTAACTAACCATCAGTAAGGTCTGACGATGTTGATTGAAAATCTTCTGTTAATTCTGCTTTCATATAGTTTATATTAGTAATCCAGATTTTTTAAAGCTCATCATACTCTTCCTCTGTAAGAGTAACAAATCCTTTTTTGTGTAAATACATTCTTAAATGCATTGTTTCGATTTCATTTTCTAAACATAATTTTTCAATTAAATCGTGCTTAGATGACTTTGTTTTTGTTGCTTTATTTTCCATTTTATAGACTTATAATAGGCAATTCAGCCCAATGTGATATTTGGTATTTATTTGTTTTACTCCAAGACCAAGAGCCTCCTTCGAAAGCTACATCAGCAAACTGTATTTGAATCTTATTAGTTTTATTATTAAAGGTCAAAACATCAACTTTTAATTCTGGCTGTTTATCTTCAATAGAATGCCATTCAATTTCCATTTTCATAATCTTACTTTAAATTGTTTCTAAATCTGTTAGGTTAAAAATGTCCTATAATGTTGGGTTGTATTTAATTTGAAGCATAGAAAATAATAACTTACGTTTTTTACCATTTGATGATCGTCGTATCTAAATATTCCAGATTCAATATAAAATCCCAATCCAAAAACTAGATGTAATTTAAAGTACATTTTTCCAGTTGCTATTCTTGTTTCTTTCATACCTGTAAATTTACCTTTTAATTCAATGCGGTTTTGTAACAATGATGTGATTAAAAATAACCTATGGCTTTAA